TGCCAAAAATCCGAAGCGCTTGAATCTGTATTCGGACGAATATTTAATAAATAATCCCAATCATCACGGATCCTTTTCTTGTCTTGCATAATGCGGAAATCAGATTGTGCAACGGTTCGAGCGATAAAGTTAATACAAATCTCTAGCGCTAATTGCTTTAAATACGCTCTTTCTTCAACTCCATAACCGAATATTTCGTCTTCCACAGAGAAAGAGGAAGGTATGTCTTTATTCCGTTGAAAAATACTTCCTAACCAACTCACTTTTCACACCCCCTCTCTAAGCTAAAAATTAAGTATTTCTAACGCATCTAAAGTTTCGCTAACATCTGTATCATCTAAGTCCCTTGAAGCCCATACAGAGTACAAGAACATCATAAAACCATCTGTTTTACGTTTAACCGCTTCTTTCTTGCGATATAGTTTGTTACCTTTCGAATCAATCACGACCAGGACGTTATTTGCGTACCAACGCATAATTGGATTGTCGCCCCAAATAATACGGCGTTCATCAAATGCCAATTCGATTTTAGGTGCTAATAAAGCACTAGCTGCATCTGGATTACGAATAACTTCAACTTCAAATCCTTCAATTTCAAATAATGGCCTCAATATTTCCATTCGGAAATTGTCTCCAATGATTTTCTTGATATTCCATCCTTCAGAACGCTTATCAACAAACCATTTAACAACAACATGGGGATCCATCGATTCTTTGTCCAACACCTTTAATAATCCTTGCTCTTCCCAATCTCTAATAGGCGCAAATTTACGATGATCTTTTTTATTGTTGCCCTCTGCTTTTGGCTTGCTATATGCGTAATGTTTATCAGCAAACGGCTTACAAACATATGAATAAGTCAATTCTTTTGGTGTAATAAAGGCTTCATTCTTTAGAAATGTTAATCCGCATGCTACGAAATCTCGTATGGAAGCATAGTCTACAGAACCAATACACTCTCTATTTTTCAATTGAGATAAATCATATTCTTGATTAGTTGCTACAATTTTTTCCCATGATGCAACTGATTTTTCTAAATCTACTTTTGGTAGATTCATGCGTTTTGTAATGAAGTTTTCATATCCTGATGTATCATTTTCAAGTTTCTTGTATTGCTTCAGCACTTTCTTAAACAGTGTTTTTGCATAGCTGCTTAATGGTGGATGAAACTGTGGATTCGCTTTTTGCCACATATCTGTGTTGTGCATTTCTTCTTCATCGTCAATACAGCACATAAACGGAAAAAGTGAATCTTCTTTTACCGATACTTTACGGTTTAAAATTCGCATCGCACGTTCTTTCAATCTATCAATGAAACCGTCACGCACAAATCCATCAGTTCCAATAAAAAATTCCCGACTGTCTCGTACTTTACCGAGACCACCGGAGAATACATCTACTACATCGTTATTTTCGTATTCATGCACTTCGTCATAAATTACACAACCATCACGCAAACCATCTTTCGTACTTGCGTTTGAAGTATGAAATTGGAAGATAGCTTTTGTATCTACTGATTCAATAACAGCTTTCTGGTGTTTGAAATACGCCTTTAAATCATCATTCATATCAATTGCATTGTAGACCTCTGTGAATGAAGTCTTTGCTTGTTTTTCACTGTTGGCTACAATTGATACATTATAAAAATCGATTCCATGCAATTCGCTAATTAAATAGTTAACTAATGCTGAAATAAAACCATTTTTACCAGCTCCACGTGCCATGTAAATGAAAAATTCATCGAATACTAAATCATCCGTATCCTTGTAACGTAAGAATATAAAACAAGTGATAAATGTTTGAAATGGCTCTAATTTGAAATACCACTTTTCAGCGAATTGTATAAATTGCTCAATATGTTTGCTATCAAAATAAACATCATCCATTGTCAGGATATCTGCTTCAAGCCACTCGATAAGTAATACACGTTCTTTGTTTAATATGATGTCGCCATTTCGCCACATCGAAATATAATCTTCTACGTAGCTATAAGTAATCAAATTAAACTACCACGCTTTGGTTTGCCTTCCACAGTTGAGGGGGCAGCAGGAGCAGGCATTGTTTTTAATTTGAATTTGATTGATTTTTCCAATGCTATTTTTTGAGCGTTGATTTTCATCTTCTCATTCATACTTGGATGACTTTTTATAAACTTTTGTGAGCCGTTTTCAATAACAATACTTACCCCATCATGATCAATCACCTTATCACATTCTGCATCTAATTCATGCAAGCGAATTAAATCATTAACTTTCTTTACTTCTAGCAAATCTTCAGTATCGATACGTGCTAATAATTGTTTTCTTAATTCCTCAAATCTTTCTTTTTCCATGTAACCCCTCCCCCCTCTCACCCCTAATGTGAAGGATTTATTTTTCAAATATTTTCAGACAGTCGAGCCCATCACCGTTTCCCGACTTCAAAATAAATTGGAAAAGTTTTAAGCCGGGGGGATGATTTATTTCACCATCTTTCGTCTGCATCCCATTTATTCGGTTTACGATGATACCTACCATGCTTGGCATTATGGTGTGGAATGCAAAGAACCCGCAAATTGCATGGCACCAATGCGAGTTCTGGATGTGTTGCAATCTCAAGGATATGGTCAACATCTAATGATTTGTGTTTATCTGGATCCAATAGAGTAACAAGTCCTTGTTGTTTGCATTCTTGACATTCATAGTTTTGTTCTTTGAGAACTTCAATACGTAATGATCGCCATTCTTTTGATTTGTAAAACTTCATTTGTTGTTCTTTGGTTCTATATTCATTCATTATAATAAACACCACCACTCATATCATCAAAACCATCTGTCCTGTGTCTTCTATAATCTTCCTGTCACTCTTGATTGAATTACAGTAATGATGTGCTAGCTTTACATTATCCCAAGAGTGAGTGCCGCCTTTACTAATTGGTATGATGTGTTCGATTGAAGGATAATTGTGACCAACAATAAAAGAACCCCTATCATCTATATAGAAGTCACTAACATTACATTGACCTCCACATAAATAACAGACGTTCTTTTCTTTTTGGATTAGCTTTTCAATTGTTATTGAATAGTCAACATGACCGTTCAATCTTGCTTTACGTTTCTTTAATTCTTTTCTTCTATTTTCTTTTCGTTTGCTACATCTACTTGAACAATACCTAACTTTTCTTTCTGAATAAAATTGTTTATTACATTCTCCACATTGATTGAACTTAAGTTCTTTAAGAGATGATGTAACCTTAATTACTTCAGATAAAATGACCCTTCTCAACCTTTTTATTTCTTTATTTCGTTGATCATGTTCATTACGTTTAGTATTTTCACAATTAAAACATTTAACCTTTGACTTCTTCCTAGCGAATTGTGCTGCTCTACTAAATTCATCACCACATTTTATACATCTAACTAAGACAGGCTTTTCACTATCAATATATCCAGATACATATTCCACTTCATTTCCATGATTGTTCTTTATGTTAGCTAAGAATGTCTCAAAGGAAGCATCTAAATTATTTGCAATGACACCCGATAAATTATGCTTTCGACAATGATATCTCACTTTAATGTATGAAGTACCTAATTCTTTTGAGATAGCACCCATACCCATTCCATTTCTACGTAATTGCAATATTTGTTCTACGATGTTACTATTCACTTATCAACAACTCCATTACAGTTTGTTGGTCATATCCTTGATGTTCGCGCATCGAAGGATTATTTTTTTGCATAAAAAATAGCCATACGATAATTCGCATGACTTGTAGAATGTTATTTAATTACTCGCTGCCTTCTAATCGAGTTGGTACTTCTTCATCATTCATTGCATCAATCTTATCCAACTCATCAGCCAATGCTCCAACATGCTTGGCGATGGCTCGTAACTTTAATTTAGATTTCTCATCAAACTCTAATCCGATTGTGATTCCTTTTGTTTTAGCCATTGTTCATCCCTCTTTCTTAACAAAGTTGTATTCATTTCTAACCTTGCGTAATCCTACTGTGTAAAATATAGCAGTGCTGATTATCCCAATGCATAACCCTAACGAACCAGATAATAGTGATATAAACATTGTCATTCATTCGCCCTCCACAATTCATAGTCCTACTTGCAAAGTCCATTTGATACATCCATTGGACTTCATGGCATAATAAAAAGCACTCCCGAAGGAATGCCTTTTTAAATAATTATTTGTTCCAATCTGGAATCTTGAATGTTTTACATTCAACTGGTGAATGAGAAGAATTTAATTTAGCTATTACATTAGTAAATCTATCTTCAGCTTGAAGAAGTGTAATTATCTTAATTGCTTTCCATCTTTCAATACCTTGATTTTCAAGCCTATGCTCTATATCATAGTAACCTTTTAGTTGATTTAATTTTTCAGCATCAACAAAGTATTCATTTAGAATGCTAACAACAATTTCTTCATCTTCCTTACTAATTAACGATACATTAAATTCATCTTCAATTACTCTTTCAATCCCATTTAGTAAACCATAAATAACATCATCACTTACAGGACAGATACTTGGGTCTATTCGTTTTTGAGTTCTGTACAA